ACATTTCCCCTGCCGGATTTCCCCTTTTTATACCATATATGGCATAAACCGCTCCGCTCGCATATCACGAATGATTCAAAATTATATCATTCATGATATGCTCGCTCTTTAGCACAAGACTCTAAAACGCCGACCACACGCCAACCAAACCCGAACAAAAAACCGAACACCGGCACGATCATGCAAAATTACACAAAAAAGTCCTTGCAATTACAAAAATGTTCTTATACAATAGGGGTAGGTAATAAAGAAAGGAAATAGGATGGAAACTATTGAACAATACTATAAAGCATACAAAGAACTATCCGATAGTGTCGATGCTTTGAGAAAAGAGATTGAGATTGGCAAAATGCTGGCAGAGTTCAAACATACAAGGTCAATCGCAATGGCGGTAGATATATGCGACAAACTACTTGAGGAGGACAACTGATGAAAAACCGAGACATAATCTTCTATGAGCGGATGGAAGACAAACTAGATGCACTAATCACAGTGATGCTCAATATTAACGATAGCTTGGAGGAATTAACAGATGCGATCAGAGAAAAGTAACTTAACTCGCCGTGGAGTGTGCCACAAGCTGGCATACTCTCCATATAACTTCACTTACATTCACAATGGTAAACCAGTGACGTATAACTTCAGCTCGAAGCTTCACTTGGAAAAGTTCGCAAAAGAACGTAAAAAGAACTTCGCTATGATTTATAATGATATTTATAAGCGTTATAAGTTCAAGATTGACTGTACTTTCTTATCTGACTTCAATCTGTATAGGAAGATTGAGAACCGTGGGTGTTATATCAACTTCGATGGTAAGATTCTAACAAGTCTTGATGATGTGTCATTAACTAATTGAGGATTGAGCTATGCCAAGAAAAAAGTCCACAAGAGGGCGTTCTAGAGGTGTAACTGGTGTCAATCGTCTCATGATTCAGGCTGAGAGGATTAACAAGAAGATACGAAGTCTAGAAAAAGCTGGTCTCTATGGAAAATATAGAAGTAAAGAACTGATGGAGTTTGTTAGTAGACAGCCAGAGTTGTCTATTAAAAAATCCAAAGGTTCTAAACGGCATAGATTAGTTGTCAAGAAAATTAGGATGACGGTTCAGCAACAGAAGTATCTGATCAAGCATCTTAAAGCATTTGAGAAGAGCAAGGCTTTAACTCCAACGGGGATTAAAAATATAGAATCAAAGGTTCGCTCTAAGGTTAAGCAGACGCTTTCCGAGAGGATGGAGCGAGAAGCAACTGATGAAGACGTAGAACGTTTATATAATGTGTTTGAATATTCGAGTCAGACTCACCAAGCAAGTATTTTGGATTTGATTGACCCTAGTACATTCTTCTATATCGTGAATACTTGTATTGAGAGAAATTATAGTAGTGATACGTTCTTCACTATATTGTGTCAATATGCTGATATTAACAATGATTACTACAGAAGGGAAGCTGAATACTTGTATAACAAGTTTGTAGCACCATACTTATAATGAAATACTGGACAGAGTACAATGGGCATGAGGTGGATATTGTCGGCAAAACCAAGAAGGTCGACAATACCATCTACACATTCGACATCGAGACCACATCTTACTTGATTCTCGATGGAGAGGTTCTTCCTGCTGTGTACTACACAGATATGGAACAAGAGGAGCAGGAGCGTTGCGTGAAGCAATCATGTATGTACGTCTGGCAGTTTAGTATCAACGATCAGGTGTACTATGGGCGGACTTGGGGGGAGTTCGTCAGCTTCTTAGACAGACTGGAAGAGAATGACGATAACAAGAAGATTGTCTTCGTGCATAACTTAGGATTCGAGTTCCAGTTTATCTGGTCGGTAGTCAGAGTCAAAACCGTTATGAGTCGCAAGAGTCGTAAGCTTATGTCTTGTAAGCTGGAAGACTACAACATCGAGTTCCGCTGTTCACTACAACTATCTAATCTAAAATTGAAGAGTCTTCCAAAAGAGTACAAGCTACCAGTGGAGAAAAAGGAAGGCGATTTGGATTACTCGAAGCTTCGTACTTCGGAGACTCCATTGACGGAAAAGGAGCTTGGTTATTGTGAGTACGACTGTCTCGTTACCTATTGGTATATTAGAAGGGAACTGGAGACATACGAGAGAGTAGATAAGCTTCCGATAACGTCTACCGGAAAAGTTCGTAAGCAACTCCAGCGTTTGGTTCTTAGCAATTATTCTTATGTTCGGAAAGTATCGAAGCAGATTAACACTGCCCCTAGAGTATACAATATGCTAGTGGACGCTTTTGCAGGGGGCTACACTCACGCTAACTACATCTATGCGGATGACGTGTTGGAGAACGTTGATTCTTATGACGAGACAAGTGCTTATCCGTATGTGTTAGTCACTTGCAAGTTTCCTGCTTCAGCTTTTAGAAGATGTTATATAAAAAGAGTTGAGGATATGATGCCGAATCTTGCATATCTGTTGAAGGTGACCATCCATCGACCAAAGTGCAAGTATTATAATAACTTCATCTCGGCTTCCAAGTGTTCAGAGATTAAGGGTAAACCTAATTACGACAACGGTCGTATCATATCAGCTAAGGCGATTACAATTACTCTGACGGATGTAGACCTCCGCTTCTTCCTAGATGCTTATGACTATGAATCTTATGAGATTGAGGAAAGCTACTATGCAACTTATGATTATCTGCCGATTGAGTATGTTAACTTCATCCTCGATAAGTATGTTTTGAAGACAAAGCTGAAGAATGTTGAAGGTGAGGAGGTTGCATATAACAGGGAGAAGCAGGCGTTTAACGCCCTCTATGGCATGACGGTAACTAATACGATTCGTGCAGACGTGGAGTTCTTGCATTATGACGAGTGGATAGAAAAACCCCTTACCAACGCTGAGATTATGACTAAGCTGGTGAAGGATAAAAAGAGGGGCTTTCTTAACTTCGCATGGGGTGTATGGTGTACTGCCTATGCTAGGGATAACCTCCTCCGAAGAGTTATGGATCTAGACGGATTCGTTGCATATTGTGATACTGATTCTTGCAAAGTAGTTCAAGGCTACGATAAGGGAGTATTTGAACGGTACAATCAGACGGTTGAAGAGAAGATTCGCAACGTGTGCAAAGTCCGTGGACTAGATTACGAGAGGTATTGCCCTAAAGACATCAAAGGTAATCCGCACCTTCTCGGTGTGTTTGAATGTGAAACAGGAAAAGGTAGAACTGTTACTTATGACAAGTTCATTACTCAAGGTGCGAAGAAATACGCTTATGAGGTGGATGGAGAGCTTCATGTTACGGTGTCAGGTGTTCCAAAAGAAGGTGGAGCTAAGTGTCTTAAAAGTATCAACGACTTCCGTGATGACTTGGTGTTTGACTTTGAGCATACAAACAAGTTAACACTAGCGTATAATGATGAGCAGATACCTGTTGAGATAACAGACTATCTGGGTAATGTTTACACAGTGCGAGACAAGTCAGGAATCTGTTTACTTCCAACTAGTTACACTCTAGGGAAAGCTCTGGATTATACGGAGCTTATCGGACAACAATCAACGGAAAGGGCTAAGTTTAGAAATGGCTAACAAAAAGAACACCCACTACAATATAGATGCAATAGACAAGAAGGGTTGTATTTATAACCTAATCTTCGGTTCTAGGTCTGACGGTAAAAGCTATCAGGTGAAACACAAGAAGGCTGTCGTGAAGTACGTTCAGACAGGTAGACGTTTCATCCTGATCAGACGACTTAAGGAAGAGATTAAAGCAGATAAGATTGAGCGATACTTCAGTGATGTGGACGTGACTACTATCACTAACGGCAGGTATAACTGTATTACCATGTACCGAGGGGAGTTATTCTTATCTAATTACGACATCGAAACCTGCAAGACTACTAGAGGTGAAAAGATTGGCTATGTGATGGCTCTAACCTCTGAGCAACATTATGCTGGTGCTTCGTACTTGGATGTCGATGACATGATATTCGAGGAGTTTATGGCGAGGTCTCCATACCTACATGACGAACCAGACAAGCTGGCAAACCTCTGGTCTACAGTTGACCGTAAACGATACACAACAAGGGTATGGATGGTTGGTAACACAATATCTAAGGTGTGTCCGTACTACAAAGACTGGGGTCTCCGTAGAGAATTGAAGTCTATGAAACAGGGAGACATTCGAGTTACTCAAGTTCCTGCTGGTGAAGATAAAGAGGGAAACCCTATATATGTATCAATGGCGTTGGAGTGGTGTAAGTCCACAGGCTCTAACATGGCTATCGGTAAACATCAACAGATGCTTAACAATGGTGCATGGCAGACAGACCCTCAACCACATCTTCCGAAGAGTATTAGAGAGTACCGTTCTAGGTTTTGTTTTATGTTTGTCTACCAAGAATTTCAGTTCGCTTGTTCGCTTCTGCAAGACAAGGAGACAGGAGTACATTCTTGGTTTATAAAACCATACGAGGGGGAGATAGACGATAAGACTATTGTCTTCTCTGATCAGATAAAACCTTCTCCGTATTGGCAGAGAGACATATACGGCACAGACTTCCCTAACCCTGCCCTCAATGATTTATTCAAGACCTTCCGTGAATCTAATATCTTTTACGCTTCAGACGATTGCGGTACAGACTTCAAGCAAGTAATAGATTTTACAATCCGCAAGTGATATACTGAAGGTGTACTCTGTACATACAATTTATAAGTTAATAATCAAGCCCACCCAGATTATTACTCGAAATAGAGGGTATCCTTTCTCCCTCTATTTTTGTGCTAAAATGAAATTATGAAAGAAATATACAATAGCGTAATTGCTGTAATATGCACAGGACTAGTGTATCTTCTAGGTGGGTTTGACGTTGCATTGACCTGCTTACTAGTAGCTATTGTTCTGGATTACGTCTCAGGAATGATAAGGTCGTTCATCAAGAAAGACTTGTCTTCCAGAGTTGGTTTTAAGGGAATTGTTAAAAAAGTCAGCATACTACTTATCGTGATGCTGGCTGTATTAGTAGATAGGGTGACTGGTGAAACTGGAGCGATCAGAACACTAGTCATTTATTACTTCGTGGCGAACGAAGGTTTGAGCGTACTGGAAAACTTGGGTCAGGCAGGTGTTCCAGTACCACAAAATATTAAGAAAGCACTCAAAGCTCTAAAGAAGGAGAGTAAGTAATGCTTAAAGTTTTTCAGGTAAAGATTGGAGACCAGTTCAGCTTCATCGTGAACTTCAAGAATCTTAACCAAGATTTATCAACAATAGCATTTGGTCTCAAGGAAGATTATGACAAACCAATGCTAATTGAGAAGTCTCTTGGTAATGGTATCACCAAGATTGACACTCAACATTATCAGGTTAACTTCTCGTCCAGCGATACTGCAGGACTAGAAGCAGGAATGTATGTTTACGATTTGAGGTACACGATTGGTTCTACGCCAAAGACCCCTCTATCAGGTTATTTAGTTCTTCTCGATAGCGTATTTAATAACAGTCAGGAGTAATATATGGCTTACGAGCAAACAAAACAATTCTTTCCAAAGGAGATGGGAACGGCTAAAGGTTGGTGCTTAAAGAACTGCCGAGTCGGTTTCCGAATCTATACAGGGCATTATGCTAGTGCAAAGACCGCAATGGAAGCTGGTAAAAAGAATGGTACTTTCCACGAAGGATTCCCTCCATATAATGTATCAGTTCCTGTTTACACTGCTACACCATCAAAGTATGGTCATGTAATGGTGTGCGACCGAGGAACATGGTACTCGGATGGAAAGAAAGTGTCGACTCCTCAAGTGCTTGGTTGGGATGAGATGATGGACTCTATAAGAGTTGTCAGTGGTGTGTCTCAAGGTTTTCTACCTGCTAAGGGCTACTGGTGCAGATACGACCAAGATGAAAGAGTTGCGAAGCTCGCAGACTTTATGTACAAGACCTTCCCTGCTTACACTAATAAGAAAGCTCTCGGCTCTCTATATGGGGACAATCTCTGGAAGAGTATCAAGGAGTTTCAGAAGCGTACTGGTCTATATCCTGATGGAAACACAGGCAAGATTACTTATAACAAACTAAAAGAATATGGATTTAAGTATTAACATGGATGATGAAGTTGAAATTATACTACAACAGGATCAGGTCGAGGTTACAGAACCTCTGGTGGCGGATTATATTTTGCCTACAGCGAGTGCATCAACGCTCGGTGGTGTTAAGATTGGCTCTAATGTCTCCGTTGATGCTGATGGTACTATATCTATCCCTACTGCTAGTGCAGACACAAAAGGTGTCATTCGCATTGGTTCTGGTCTTACGGTTGATTCTAACGGAATTGTAAGTGCAAGTGGTTCAAGTTATGTTCTACCACAAGCGACCAAGAACACCCTCGGTGGTGTATATGTAGACGATGAGTTATCTAATAGCTCTCAGAACCCTGTTCAAAATGCAGTAGTTTCTCTTGCGATTGGTCAGACTAATGGTAATGTATCTAGTTTGTCATCAACGGTTGGTGGTTTATCCACAACTGTGGGAAACTTATCCACAACTGTGGGAAACTTATCCACAAGTGTGGGAAACTTGAACACAGCTTTTACTAACCTTGATGGACAGGTATCGACTAACACATCTAATATAACTTCTCTAAACACTAGAGTTGGTGATGTTGAAGGTGATGTAACCACTCTGGATGGCAACGTAACTACCTTATTAACTGAAACTTACGAGTCATATCTATATAGTGATATTGACAGTAATGTCTGGACTGCTGGTCTTATATATCTAGTGTCGGTGGGTATGATGGGTTATATCAACATCGAGCTTGAAGGCTCTCTCTCAATCTCAGCAGGTGCTAGTGAGACTATCTACACTCTTCCAAACTTACTTCCAGCATATGAGGTATGTGGAGTATTAGTCACTGATGCTGGTGTTATTAAGGTAAAAGTCACCACTGGTGGTGTTATTACATTTACTAACCTAAGTGCTTCGTCAATTACTATTACCGAAGTAGCGGGAAGCTTGCCGATTGAAGTAGCAAGTGATGGTGTATAATGCCAATCGTTCCTCATTTAACTTACCAGTCGTTTAGAGACTCCGTCCTCGGAAAACGGTACGACCTCGATGGAGAAAATGGTGCACAGTGCTGGGATGGAGTGCAACTTTTGTATTCTCAAGCAGATATTAACCAATATTTATATACACAACATAATATTAACCCATCACTGAAAGGCTATGTTAAAACCTGTTGGACGAACCAGACGTGCCGTCAGCGTAATGGATCAGGACAATTCATCCAGATACCGAACCTTCAAGATGTGAGGAGAGGAGATATTATTATCTTCGACACTTACTATGAGGGAGGGGTGAAATGGTATGGTGTTACAGGTCATATTGCGTTCGCCGATGAAAAATATGATGGTTCTGGCTATATTAGGATGCTGGGGCAGAATCAAGGTATAGGTTCTAACCCTTACACAGGTAAAGCATTTGATATATGGAGAGGTAAAACTGCTCCGTTCTTAGGAGCGTTCAGATACATTGTCTGGGGAGGAGAGACTCCACCAAGTCCTGAACCACAACCGGAAAGTGTGTATAATAGAAGTAGGTACAACTTTGTACTATTTAATAGAAGAAAGAGGCAAGAACAATGGACAAGGAAACCTTTGAAGCAAAGATAAAAGAATTAGGGTCTTTGGAATCAGCGGAAGAAATGAGAGCTGGTTTGGCGGAGTTAGTTGGTGGAGTATCAGAAATGTTTGACGCTAATGCTAACTTGACAGAACAGCATGAAGCTGATATTAAAGAAATGGAGTCTATCAGACAAGCAAACATGAAGCTGTTTACACAGCTCGGTTCGCAAAAGACTCCAGTGCAACAGGCTGAAGAGCAGACTGGTCTGAAACAGGAAGAGTCTAAACCTCGAAGGTCTTTTGACAACCTACTACAAAACATTAAACTATAAGGAATTATTCAATGGATGCTATTGAACTCCTGAACACCATCCGTGATAATGCTTCACAAGCTTATCAAGACCGTGTTCCAGAAGCAACTCGCAATAACATTGAGTCTGTTGGTGAAGCTATCACTGACCTCAACAATGCGATTGTTTACAACGAATTTATCAACACGCTCGCTAACATGATTTACGCTCCGATGCTCATCAAGAAGAGCTGGAGCAACCCACTTGGCAAGTTCAAGAAGGGTAAGAAGACCTTTGGTGATACTGTTGAAGAAATCTACAACAACTTCATCAAGGCTAAGACTTATGATCAGAGTGGTGCTGGTCTCTTGACCCGTGAACTTCCAGATACGAAGGTTGTCTTCCACCGTATGAACCGCCAAGACACCTATCAGTTGACCGACTCTCCAGAAGCTTTAGCTAAAGCTTTCAAGAGCTACGAAGGTGTTTCTGATTACTTGGCTAACCTCTTCACTACCATCCGTAACTCGGCTGAGTACGATGAGTACATCTTGATGCGTCAGCTCTTTGCTCAGGCTTATGAGAGCAACGCTATGGTTGTTATCCCTGTCGCTGACCCTCTTGCAAGTAAGCAAAATGCTGATGCCTTCATTAAGACTGTTAAGACGGTCTCTGGTGGAATGGTCTTCCCATCCAGCGATTACAACGCTTACTTGACTGCACAGTCTACTGATAATAAAGCTATCGTCACTTTCTCGAAGCTCGATGAGCAGGTCTTTGTCGTTGACAACGCAACTAACGTCTCGGTAGCAGTTGACTCTTTGGCTTACGCTTTCAACAAGTCCATCCTTGAATGGAACGAGACTCAGAAGGAAGTCATTGACGCTTTCCCTATTGACGGTATGGTAGCTGCCCTCGTTGACCGTAACTTCTTCCAAGTTTACGATGACCTCTTCACCTTCCGTGAGTTTGAAAACGGTCTCGGTCTATATCGCAACCATTACCTCCATGTCTGGCAGACTTTGGGCTTCAGCCCATTGACCAACGCTGTTGCGTTCGTCATCGCTTCTGATCAGAACTCGGACGGTGATATTGCCGATGAGTACACTGTTACCTACACGCTCAAGACTGGTGTAACTTCTACCAACAAGCGTACGAAGGTTAACGAAGGTATGAGCTACAAGACTACCCTCAAGGGTGTTAAGGGTACTGATACCGTTACCGTTACGGTTGGCGGTGTTACCGATGCAACCGCTTATGACTCCGATACTGGTGTTGTCAGCATCGCTAAGGTAACTGGTGACATTGTCATTACCGTAGCTTAACAATAATAACTACTAATCTAGGTGGTGGGTAAAACCACCACCTATTTTAAGGATGATAAATTATGAGGAACTTTATCAACTTTCTCCCTCCGTGGGTAGAAACGAACTTACAACCAGCTTTCTATGATGTAGAATCTGGTACTTGTCTCCAGCAAACGGCTAGGATGTATAACAAGGTCAATGAACTTGTTAGGATTGCTAACGAGCAGAACGTTAAAATTGACGAATATATTGCTCAGTTCATTAAGTTAAAAGACTTTGTAGACGATTACTTCGATAACCTTGACGTTCAAGAAGAAATCAACAACAAGCTCGATGCGATGGTAGCTGACGGTACTCTTCAGGAACTTATTGACGAGTACCTCAATGTGTTGAAAGAAACCTACATTATCAACGAGATTACTTTTGAAAAAGGTAATATTGACGGAACTGATTACTACATTGCCTATATTCCACACTTGGATTCTGATGGTAATGTTATTCCAGTAAAACACGGTTTCGCTGATGATGTTAATACTGCACAAGCAACCGATACCGAAACTCCTCGTGAGTTTGCTTGTCGCAAAGGTGCAACCTTCTGTTCTAACGCATCTCCATTCGCTATTGACCCCGAAGAAACTAGTTACCATCATGTTATGGGTTGTATCATTAAAGATGGTCAACTAATCTCTAACTACCCAGCCGATGGTTACACTGACTCTACTAAAGCTCGTTTAAGGATGCTTGGTATCAAACAAGATGGCACTTTTGTCTGCTATCCGTTTAATACTACTTATCAGACGATGCAGGAAGATGGTATTTGGAACTCCTTCTGTACCTTTGGTCAGATTATGGAAAATAGCATCATCAGTTCTCAGTTCGCTGATCAAGCAGATATTTGGAATATTGTCTGTCAGAACACTGATACTAAGGACATCATGTTCATTGCCTGTAATGGTAGGAACATCCAAGAGCAAGCAGGCTTAACTCAGACTCAGTTGTTAAACATTGCTATCAGTAAAGGTTATGATATGGCTTTCCAGCTTGATGCTGGTGGTTCAACTGGCTTCATTCAGCAAGGTATTATGATGAATGAGCCTTATGACTCTCAAGGTCGTGTAGTACGTCCTACTACCGATTACATCTACTTCGGCAAAGACCCTGTTACTAACGTTGATGTTAACTTGATGCGAGTAACAAGTGATGCTTCCGATGCTGATATTAAAGCCAAGACCGAGCGTAACAGGTTAAGTTATCTTCAGCATATTGAAAATAACTACCTAGATTTCCGTTATCCAAACCTTCGTCACACGTCTTCGCAACCTGAAAACTCAGGTGTCCATATCCGTTATTACAATGATGACGTACTAGACAAACAGCTTATCTTCGGTACAGAAGACGAACCAAACACTTTGGCTTTGTACGATAACATCAACGAAACATCTTTGATTAAGATGAACGCTACTGATAGTAGCTTGAGCATTGGTGGTAAGTTTTTCGCAACTTTCTTCCGCTCCGCACAGAACATTACTGATTACAACTCTACTTCCGAAAGTGGTGTATGGAGGGTTGGTGGAAATGCAACTCACAAACCGTGGTCTTCTACAACTGCAGGCATCTTGGTTTGTTTGAGAGCAACCACAGGCGGTTGTAAGCAGATTGCTATTCCATTGGTAAGTGATTCAACCACTAAAGCATGGTATGTACGACAAGGCGATGGTGAAGGTTCATTTGAAGCTTGGCGTGTATTACTAACTCCAACTGCTGAATAGTTTTCCACATATCCACAGGGTTATCCACACCCTGTGGATTATGTTATGATAATATTAGGAAAAAGATTATGGCTAATATATCTAAAGTATACTTATTGAACGTACCACTAGAGGATGACATGAAGAACACCCTCTATTTTGCTAACTCTTCAGCACAGAAGAGTTACATGGATAACAATGTTATCCGAACCTACTTGGATGTATCATACCAACGTGATACGTCTACATTCCGATGTCCGACTCATATCGACTCCATCCGTAATTGTAATTATATGATGTACCAAAACACTGCTTACTCGAATAAGTGGTTCTATTGTTTCATCAAGAAAATGACTTATGTAAACGACAACTTCACCGATGTTGAGTTTGAAGTAGACCCAATCCAAACCTTCATGTTTGATATTACCGTCCGTCCTTCCTTCATTGAGCGTGAGCATACCAATGATGATACTGTCGGTGCTAACACTGTGCCTGAGAATCTAGAGCTTGGTGATTATGTAGAAGCAAACTTAGCACCTGAAAAAGCTTTTTCTTTGAATAGAAGCACAACCTGTTATTGTATGGCATTGACCAAACTAATAGATATGTTTGCTAATAAGACAGTTACTTGTTTGAACTCTCTTCCAGATGCTTATATCTATCTTGGTTTTGATAGTCTCGGCGATCTACGAGAATGTGTGAAAGCGTTTAACCACAACGGTCATCCAGATTATATCGCTTCGGTGTTTGTCGCTCCAAAATCCTGCTTCCAAAATAGGGAGAAGTGGTCTGCGATTATTCCATTTCCAGACCAAAGCTTTGAGTTCTATGTTTACACTACTTACACCACTTACTTTGAGGATTCAACTGCTCTAAGCTCTAATCAACTCCTAGATGGTAACTACAGCCCTCGAAACAGCAAACTCCTTTGTTATCCGTTCCGTTACCTACAGATGAGTAATATGAACGGTAGTGTCGCTAATTACCATTATGAATACTTCAAGAATCCTTTAGATGGTACAATAGACACTACGCCAGAGTTCTCCCTAAAGGGAGTTTCTACACAAGGCGGAGATATTAAGGTATTCCCGAATAACTATAAGGGAATTCAGAATAATTACGAAGAAGGTCTCAGCATGGGCAAGTTGCCTGTTGGTGGCTGGGCTTCTGATGCTTTCACCAACTGGTTAACACAAAACGGTGTTAATATTGCAACAGGATTTGTCAGCGATATTGTAAGTGTAGGTGTCGGTGTAGCAACTTCTCCTGCTGGTGGTGGTGTAGGAATTGCAAGTGGTATCACTGGAATTGCTAACCGCTTAGGTCAGATATATGAACATAGTATGATGCCACCTCAAGCTGAGGGTTCAACCAACGTTGGTAGTGCTACCTACACATGGGATATGATTGGAATGAACTTCCGACACATGAGTATCAGAAAACAGTTCGCCCAGATCGCAGATGACTTCTTTGATATGTTCGGCTATGCTACCCACCGAGTAAAAGTTCCATACACAGCACATCGTCAAAACTGGTGGTACACTAAGACTATAGACTGTAATATTACTGGCGATGTACCTAACGATTATATGAATCAGATTAAAGATGCTTACAACAAAGGTATCACCTTCTGGCGAAACCCAAGTAACTTCTTAAACTATAGCGTAAGTAATGGAATTGTATAAGGACAATTTATGAACGGAAACATAGACTTTTACCCAATCCTAAGCTACAAGAGTGTAGCTCAGATGAGCAACAATATCACCTTTAGTTATTACTACTACAAGCTGATGCTAATCTGTCTCGCTCTCTTCGAGTGGGAGGGCTTACCAAACAATATGCAATCACGCTGGATTGAGAATTATCTCTTCCGTGATGGTCAGTGTGTCTTCTACAAAGACCCTACTATGGGATTCATGGTTGCCGGTATATCACAAGATGGAAGTGTAAACTGCTACAACGATCCAACAACCCTTACCCCAGTTGCAGAGAATTATGTGTATAAGGGGGGTCAACTTATGAACGGTGAAAACTGTTACCTAATCCGTAACAATATGCTCCGTCTCCCAGAGTTCAGTGTGGTTCGTTTCTATGCTTGGAAGCTCACCAACCTTGATAGGGCGATTGACGTAAACATCGAAGCACAGAAGACTCCCACAGTTGTTAAGTGTACCGACAAGCAGAGACTAAGCTTGAAGAACGCTATCAACCAGCGTAGAGACAATGAGCCTGTTATGTATGTGGACGAGTCTCTCGATATGAACGCTATCACAACACTCGACCTTAAACCTCCGATGGTGTTCAAAGACCTCCAAGTTCAGAAGCATATGCTACTCAACGAGTTCTTCACAGATATTGGTGTAAACAATGCCAACATGGACAAGCGTGAGCGTATGGTTGCCAACGAGGTAGAAGCAAATAACGAGCAGGTTAAAGCATCCGAGGATGTACTTCTCCGTAGCCGTGAAGAAGCCTGTAAGCAACTTAACAGAATCTTCGGTCTCAACCTCAAGGTCAAACGTCGTGAATTGGATAAGATTCCTGAGTATAAGGATATTATTAAGGAGGAACAATAATGATAATCCCTGCAAAATATACAGAGGTATTGGAGAATCTTCTCCAGAATGAGCAGACCGCTCCGCTTATCGCTGAAGCGATGAGCAAGTACCCTCTATATGAGACCGACCCAAACCGTGTGAACGAGTACGGAACTGCTTACAAAGTTCCTACTCGTGCAGAGCTTAATGATAGGATTCTTAGCTATTACCGCTGGAGGGAGATTGGATTCGAGACGGTAGGACGTTTCCTCTTCGAGTTGGAGAAAGCTCTTAATGAGATTATGCCGTATTACAACCAGCTCTACTATTCTGCTGATCAGGACTTCAATCCTATCTACAACGTTGACTACATCCGTAATACTCAGCGTAATAAGAGTGATACGACCATTGGCTCACAGTCCAGTGCTACCAACACTACTGCTAGTGGTACAGAAGGTTCTAGCAGTACAGATAACACTAAGAGTGTTACCTCAGATACTCCTCAGAATCAGTTGAATATATCTACCGAGAATATCGACTCCGTGGACTATGCAAGTGAAGCAAGCTGGGGCAAGAATGTTAATAGCACAAGCTCCAACTCTAGCTCCAATGGTTCTACTTCCACGAATGCCAGCGATAGCACTATTGGCAACGAGAAGGAAGGTATCATTGAGACCACTAAGGGTAACTTCGGTGTAACCTCCGCTCAAGACCTTATCATCAAGTACCGTGAGACCTTGCTCAACATTGAGCAACTTATCATCCATGACAAGCGTATCGCTGAACTCTTCATGCTGATATACTAAAAGTATGGAAAAGGATATAGTTTATTTTGTAAAAGATACAGAGAGTAACGAGGAGCTTCGTTACTCTCTTCGCACTCTTAAGAACTTCCCACATCGTAAAGTTTGGTTCTATGGAGGTTGTCCTGCTGGACTCAAACCCGATAAGTGGGTTCACATGGTGCAAGACAAAGAAAACAAGTGGGAGAACGTCCGCATGATGCTAGAGTCCGCTTGTAAAAATAAAGAGATAAGTGCCAGCTTCTGGTTATTCAACGATGACTTCTTCATTATGAAAAAGTTATATGATCCGAAGAACTTATACAACGGAGACTTATACAAGAGGATTGTACAACTAGAAGACAAGTATGAGAGGGTTACTCCATACACCAAGCAACTCCGAGATATGTGTAAAGAATTAGAAGTGATGGGATGCACTACAAGAAACTATGCACTTCATGTTCCGATGCTTATTCACAAGAAGAAAGCACTAGAAGTCCTTAACATGAGTGATTGTCCGATGTTCCGTTGCTTATACGGTAACTACTGCAATCTAGGTGGAGTACAATCTAGTGATTGTAAGATTACATCTGTTGAGAAGACTTGGAAGAGGGGAGCGTACTTATCTACAGATGATGACTCCTTCAAGGGAGCAGTTGGCAAACAGATTAGAGAATTATTCCCAGATAAGTGCCAATATGAGGTATAATCTAACAGCAGAGCATTAAAATAGAGCAGGTACTAGACCTGCTCTTTGTGTTAGATGGAGGTTACTTCGGTTGTAATATCGCCGTACTTTCTGCAGATGTCTATGATAAACATGGAGTCATACATAGACACTTCACCATGCACTACAGTAAAAGCGATCAGGTCTGTTACGTTTACGTTGTATCCTTTTACATCTTCCCAGAGGTCTTTAGATTCAATTTTTCCCTTAATCGTTACGTTAAGATATACCATAATAACATCTCCTCTCATAAGGTACACAGAAGGCTGATACTTTTATTATAGCAACAAAATAAGACCTCAGCTAGATAGGTCTTACTTTGTGGCACTAATATTTTTGTTTATAAACAAAGAGACACTTACTTGTAGTGTGCATTAGGAGGTATGATAACCAAACTGTTGAAAGTGCATTAGCTTAATTTAATTATACACTATTTTTTCTTCTTTTTCTTGCCAGAACAACCCATGTTCACTCCTTTCTAACATAAAACCGCCCCTTAAAGAGCGGTTGCAAGGAAAAGGACAACTAACCTTTTCTGAGGAGCAATCAGGAAACTCCTCACCACTATTATACCAAAATAGCTCCGCAAGGGAGCTACTTTGTTATGGTAATAGGAGTAATTTTCTTTTAGGTCTGAATATAGGAGTTTCGATGTAAGTATTCCAATTACTTAGCATCTTTGAAGTACACCCTGATCTTCGGATATTTACCGTCCTGAGTGTCTTTGTTAATGAAGGCGATGAGCTTCTCTTTTTCATTAGTAGTACCAGAGTAATACTTCACACCTGATTTCGCTTCATTCAACCACAACGAAGCGAGCTGAAGCTTCTCCGAGTCTTTCTCACTAGAAGTGTAGACTTGGATGTCTGGTTGGTTTGGATTCTTCTTCGTCTCTACGACAAAGGCTACAATGTTTGCTGGAGTATCACCAGCAGTCTTGCCAGAATACCAAACTTTTTCACCTTTCTTACGTTCCCAAAGAGCAAAAGCTTCCTTGAGGTCATTGTTAATATTAGGGTTGGTTGGTTTTGCAGTTGTCTGCATGGTCGTTGTCCTTTCTTGGATTAACGCTAATATTTATATGGTGAGCTTCGGAGCTTTTGTCTCTTCTGCTCATGATCATGTCGGACTCGTAGACACGATTTTCAAGCCCTCAGGCATCCGACATGGATATTATATACTACTTGAGCTGGTTGTCGCAAACCATCTCAGCTTTTTTGATTCCAGCTTCTACCTTCTTGATTGCTTCAGGGATGTCTTCTTCCTTACCCATCTTGGTAACACGGAGCTTATTCAAAGTGATGGTATCTTTGTAGATATAGCCACCAACCACAATTCCGTTGTAGTAGAAGTCAATCGAGCCACTGTTCTTGTCCTCGAGATTCGGAAGTACACGCTGGTAGAGCTTGTCTTTCTTTGCACTCTGGTAGAACTCTAGTTCTTTGCGAGCATACTCTTGGAAGGCTTCCTTGAGGTCAATTTTATCGTCATTTTTCATTTCTTCTCCTTAATTAGTTCTATTATCATTACTACTAAGCATACAGCATTACTCACGATCAGTGGAATGTTTCCTGTGCAGATTCCACTAAGCATCCATCCAAGATTACCTACTGATACTAAGATTTTAACTTGCATTGGTTTCTTTGCCAGCATACCTCCAGCACGGAAGAATGTTGCGAGCCAGCCTAAAATTTGCGATAAGATATAAAGCATTTATTCTTCCTCCTCCCCACATAGTTCCTCGATATGATATACTTTCCCCTCCGTCCAGCCTTCTATTTCTATATCTCTGTCGTCGAACATTACTTCGAATTTATCACCTCTGAATGTCCAACGTCCATCAAAATAAACTACATTATCACGATATGGTGCAGCATCATAAGAAGCCCTTAGTGCATTGCGTATTTTCTCGTCTTTAATTAGCGGTTCTTTTGGTGTGTAATCTTCCCAATCTTTGCAAAACTTGGTAAGTGAGTCGTAAATATATACAATAGGTAAATAACTGTATGGTATCTCTACTTCAATCCAACCACCTTTTGTACATCTTATATCTAGGTTTTCACCAACTGTGTATATCTTATTTGTGTACTTATTGCGTAGTTTCATAGTTCAACATCCTCCACATTATAACGAACTTCCTCTGCTAGTAGTCTGATGGCATCCTTTACTTCCTT